TCTTATTTCTGCTACAAAGGTACACAAAGCACCCCATTTTAACATTTCCCAACACATATTTAACAGTTGCTAACACACTTTGGCACGGTTTTTGCTGTGTGCCACAATTACCATTCTTTAACACTGTTAAACTTTCTTAAAGAAAATGTTTCACGTGGAACGGTGTCAAAGTGGATGTCACAAAATGTTTCACGTGGAACAACCTGTTATTAATGTTTCACGTGAAACGAAGTGTTAACAGATATTAATTTTATTCTTTAAGATTTCTTAACAGAAAAATTTTGGTGGTTTCGCAAAAATGCCGTATCTTTGCACCGTGTTTAAGAAACATATAAGTTTAACATTTTAAATTAGGTAATTATGAACGAAAATTTTAATGAGACAGTTTTTAACTGTATTACAAGTGTAAATGCTTTGATGACTAGTAACGAAGTAGCCGAAGACGATAAGGCGGTTATTAAGTTGAACCGTTTCAAGAAATGGCTGAATGAGTTTGCAGCTGCAAACGGTATGAACGAAGTTAAGTAGTTCACACCACAGGTAACACAAAGTTTAACGTTAAATACTTTATAGAGCTATGTTAAAAAATTATAGTTTTGCAAGTAAGTTTAATAAAACTTCTTTCGGTATTGATACAACCGATTTTCCATTTGTTAAGTTAACAGACATCTACAACAGCGAGAAAGACGGTGGCGGTGATGTGGTACATCCTATCAACGGTATGTACGTTCACAAATCACAGTTGGGTGATTCACCTGTGATTATTGACGCTGAGAACAAGCGTTTAGTGAACTTACCGCAGTTCACAGGCGACACGGTGCGAGAGATTCTCGCAGATAATGAGGCGGTGGACGCTATCAAAGCAAATAAGGTGGGTTATACTATCTACGAATATGAATCCCACGCAAAGAAGTGTTACGGTATCACATTCGTGGATAAGTAGTTAGTGTAAGGTTGGTTTCACAGGGGCGGCAAATTGGTTTTTGTTTGCCCCTGTCTTTGTTTAATTTAAATCTTTCTTAAAATGGCTAAACAGAATCCTATAGGGTTTACAAATAAAACGTTTGCACTTACTAGCAAAGTGCAATTAGATAAGCAAATATTAACTGCTGTAGAATCACGTGGCTATTTGCGTAAAGAGATTGCACGTGTATTTCAGCAAGCGAACAGACGCATTCAGAACGTGGAGAAATTGGGTATAGTTTCACCTGCTGTTGTTGCCCTTAACAAAGGTAATATAACAGGTTTCACTAAATTCTCTATGCGTCATAGTTGGGAAGATTTAAAGATAGAGTACTCAAAAGCGGTTTCTTTTTTACGTCAGCCAACATCTACTGCAACAGGTACAAAAGAATATGCCGGACACTTGAAAAAAGCCTATGATTTGGACGATAAAAGTTTTGCCCTTATGCAAGATAAGTTGATGGGCAAAATTGCAAGTGTTTCAGATGAACGTTTTTTGGAACAATACTTAATGCAATATAAGGATTTCACAGGTGAACTAGAACAAGAATCCAAAGACGTTTCAGACCAAATCGAAGATGATGCGGTAAAAATTGAAAATGCCTTAGATGATGCCTTAGAGCAAATCGGCAATGACCCAAACGCAGAAGCATTTGTAAATGACGTGGATTACTATAACACAGATGAACCGTTAAAACGTATATTAGACGAATTTAAAAAATTTGGTTTATAATGAAAAAGATACCCTTTGCACTACATACCGAAACGTTCGCACCGAAAGACATACAGAAAGTTTTGTCTTTGGCTGTGAACGATAAGAATTTTACAGGAAACAATAAGGGCGAAAAGTTCTTAAACGTTCCTGCATCTTTCGATATAGAAACTACATCTTTTTATCGTGACGTGGACGGTGAAACATATACCTATGACCGTTATATTAAATTAGGTGGTAAGCAAACCAAAATGGAAAAATGTTCTTTAATGTACGTTTGGCAATTTGGTATTAATGGTTATTGCATTATTGGTAGGACGTGGGAAGAATTTATAACTATGTTAGATACGATTTCAGACGTTTTAAACCTGTCTGAAAAGAAACGCATTATTATATACGTTCACAATTTGGCTTATGAGTTCCAATTTTTCAGAGAGTTATTGCAATGGGCAAAGGTTTTTTCAATAGACCTTAGAAAACCTATTTACGGAATCACGGAAAACGGAATAGAGTTTAGATGTAGTTATTTGTTGTCGGGTTATTCACTTGCAAAACTCGGTGAACAATTACACAAATATAAATGTGAAAAGTTGGTCGGTGATTTAGATTACAGCCTGTTACGTCACAGCAAAACACCGTTGACGCAAAAAGAAATGGGTTATTGTTTGAACGATATTAAAGTAGTAATGTGCTATATACAGGAACTTATTGAACAATACAAAAACATTACCCATTTGCCGATAACAAAAACAGGTTTCGTGCGTAAATATTGCCGTTCGGTGTGTTTTAAGACAACAGACCCCGAAACAGGTAAAACCATACAGAATTTTAAGTATTTGGATAAAATCCATAACTTAAATATAACAGGTATGGAAGAATTTGAAATGCTGCAAAGGGCTTTTTCGGGCGGTTTCACGCACGCAAACGCAAAGTACACAGACGAAGTTATAGAAGACGTTGACAGTTACGATTTTACTAGTAGTTACCCCTATGTGATGGTAAGCGAGAAATTTCCTATGAGTACAGGTGTTTTCGTTCCTGTTAAGTCTATGAAACAATTTGAGTTTGTCACCTCAAAATATTGTTGTGTCTTTGACGTGGAATTTACAAACATCTTTGCAAAATCAGATAATGAGAATCCAATATCTGTTAGCAAGTGTTTCGTAAAAGAAAACGTTTCAGAAAATAACGGTCGTTTGGTTTGTGCTAGTAAAATCTGTATGACTATAACGGAAATAGATTACAGGGTGTTTTCTCAGTTCTATATGTGGGAATCTGTTAGAATCGGCAAAATGATTTGTTACCGCAAAGAATATTTGCCCACAGAGTTTATAAAATCCATTTTGCACCTGTATGAAATGAAAACGAAACTAAAAGGGGTTAAGGGAAAAGAAGTAGAGTATTTAAATAGCAAAGAAATGCTAAACAGCTGTTACGGTATGAGTGTAACAAACCCTTTGCGTGATGAAATCGTATGTGATGGTGAAACGTGGGATGTTGAGCATTTGACAGGTGAAAAACGTTTGGAAATGCTGGATAAATACAATGACAGCAAAAACCGTTTTCTTTTCTATCCGTGGGGAATCTATGTAACAGCCTATGCACGTAGGAATCTGTTTACAGGGATAGCGGAATGTGGTGACGATTACATATACAGTGATACAGACAGCGTTAAAATAAAAAACGGTGAAAATCACAAAGATTATTTCAAAGCCTACAACGATTTAGCACAACAAAAGTTACGTGCCGCCTGTAAGTTTCATAAAATACCATTTGAAATGGTTGAGCCTATAACGATTAAGGGAATCGCAAAACCTTTGGGTGTTTGGGACTATGAGGGACGGTACACACGTTTTAAGACTTTGGGCGCAAAACGTTATATGATACAGGAAAAAGGAGCGTTAACGGTAAACGGTAAAGATTACGATTACAGTTTGACGGTATCGGGTGTTAACAAGAAATCTGCTATACCCTATATGCTAGAAACATTTGGGGAAAACGGAATCTTTGACGCATTCACAAACTATCTAGACATACCCCCATCTGCAACAGGTAAGAATATTCATACATATGTAGATTACGAACAAAGTGGAACTATTACCGATTATTTGGGCACGGTTTCTACTTATGACACAAAGACAGGTGTACACTTAGAGCCTACAGGGTACACTTTGAGTTTGTCAGTACTTTATATAAATTATTTAATTGGAATCAGATTAAAGAAAGAATAATATGAAACAGAAGAAAGAAAAGGTGGAAACACCTAAATTTTATTCTTTGTCTAGAATCTTAGCAAAGAATGCCGACTATAACGTTATCTTTGGTGAACGTTCAAACGGCAAAACTTATGCTACCTTATTGTACGGTATCAAAGAATATTTGCGCACAGGAAAACAAATGGCGTATATTCGTAGATGGCGTGAAGATTTAAGGGGCAAACGTGCCGAAAGTTTGTTTGCAAACCACGTTTCAAACGGTGTTATCGAAGAACTCACAAACGGCAAATTTAACGAAGTGTTTTATGTTTCGGGCAAGTGGTTTCTTTCAAGCTATGACCCCGAAAACAAAAAACGTGTACCCGATAACATGCCGTTCTGTTTCGGTTTCTGTCTTTCAGAACAAGAACACGAAAAAAGTAGTAGTTATCCAAACATAACTACAATAGTTTTCGATGAGTTTTTGACTAGACGTTATTATTTGCCCGATGAATTTATGCTGTATATGAACCTGTTGAGTACTATCATAAGACAGCGTAACGATGTTAAGGTTTTTATGTTGGGTAACACCGTAAACCAATTTTGCCCATATTTTACCGAAATGGGATTGAAACAGGTGCGAGTGATGGAACAGGGAACAATAGATATTTATAAATTCGGTGAGCACGGTGCAACCGTGGCTGTAGAATATTGTAGTACTATTGTTAAGCAAAAAGCGAGTAACAAATATTTCTGTTTCGATAATCAAAATTTGCAGATGATTACGGGCGGTAAATGGGAACTCGCAGTATATCCACATCTACCTGTGAAATATACCCCGAAAGATGTACTTTTCGTTTTCTACATACAGTTTAACGAAATGACGTTACAGGGCAATATAATACAGGTGGAATCCTCAGACGGTGTTAATAACTTTATGTATATTCACAATAAGACAACACCGATTAAGGACACGGACAACAGTTTGATATATTCTTTGCAGATGAACGGAAAACCAAACTACAGACGCAAGTTATTAAGTACTGCAAGTTACGTGGAATCTCAGATAACGAAGTATTTCGCCACCGATAAGGTATTTTATCAGAATAACGAAATCGGGGAAATTGTGCGCAATTACTTGATGGCTAGCAGCAGAAGCAACATAATTACTTAAAATATGTTAAGACAGTGAAAAAAGTGTTTTACGTGAAACATTTTCCCTGTTTTTATTTGGTCGTTTCAGATATTTTGTTTATCTTTGCACCATTAAATAACAAAGTTAAATTTTGCTATATGGAAGTAAACAGCATCATATCGCTAGTTAGTAATGTTGGTTTTCCTGTAACTGTCTGTATCGCCCTTTTCTTCTATATGGAGAAACAGAACGAACGTCACCAACAGGAAACCGACAAGTTAAATGAAACCGTACAAAGTAACACGAAAGTGTTAACAGAACTTTGTACGTTAATTAAAACACTTGTAAAGTAATGAAAAAAGAGAATCTTTATAACTTGTATCAAGCACAGGTGAAAGACAAAGATACAGCCTTAGATACATTCTTTCAGCGTGTTCTTTGTATGACATCAAAGATGTTTGAGTACACAGGTTTACCCGATACGATTCCACAGGTAGAACTTGAAAAGATTCTGCAAACTAGTGGAAATGTGGGAATAGCAGACGTTAACGGTGAACTGTATGCGTTACAGGGTTCACGTGGTGGTGAATGTGATGCGTATTACAGGGGCAAAGGTTTTATCGTTGCAAATCCGTGGTTAAAGTTGGATAAAACTTTCAATATCGGAAAAGATATTGTAGTTATCAACAACACACCGTTTGCAGATTCAATTCTCCCTGTTATCGGGAAATATGGTGTACTTTACACAGACGCTACAATTACCTTAAATATGACTAGCGTCTTAACTAGAATCACTATGCTTATATCGGCTAGTGATGATAAGACGAAACAGAGTGCGGAATCTTTCTTAAAGAAGATTTTGGACGGTGATTTCTCAGTTATCGGTGAAAATGCGTTTTTCAAAGGTGTTAATATGCAAACCCCACCGACACAGAGCAACCAACAGATAACGCAGTTAATAGAACTTTTGCAGTACTATAAAGCGTCTATGTTTAACGATTTGGGTTTGAACGCAAACTATAATATGAAACGTGAACGTTTGAACACGCAAGAAGTCTCAATGAATATTGACGCATTAATGCCGTATGTTGATTCAATGTTAACAGAACGTGTTGAGGGTGTTAAGCGAGTTAACGAAATGTTCAATACAGACATTACCGTTACTTTGGGGTCTAGTTGGAAGATTGAGCACGAAAACTATTTATCGTTACTCAAAGCCACAGAAGATGAACACGAACACACCGAAACAGAAGACGTTGACCCTGTAACCGAAAACGAAAATGAGGAAACAGAAGAGACGCAAGAAACAGAAGACGTTGACCCTGTAACCGAAAACGAAAATGAGGAAACAGAAGAGACGCAAGAAACAGAAGACGTTGACCCTGTAACCGAAAACGAAAATGAGGAAACAGAAGAAACGGAAACGGAAACAGAAGAAACGGAAACAGGAACAGAAGAAACAGAGGAAACAGAAGAAACGGAACAGAAACAGAAGAAACAGAAGAAACGGAAACGGAAAACAGAAGAAACAGAAGAAACGCAAGAAACAGAAGAAAAGGAAAACAAAGATGAAAATTAAAGAATTTTTCACGGTGGATAACGGTTTGTTTGAAACCATATTTGAGCCTAATTTTCCTGTTTTGTACAAATCAATTTTCGGGGAAGATGTACCAAACTTAATCGATATAGATTTGCGTTTCAAATATGGAAATAGGGAACTAGTTGACGCTATCACAAACGAAACTGCAACCGATATTATAAAAGGTATCATTACAGTTAAGTTTGATGAATGGCAAAAACAGATTCAAGTGTTTAATAACGAATATGATGTGTTAAATCCTGTGACATCAAAAGAAACAGTTACCGAAAGTAACACCGTTGACGAAACAGGAAATAATAACACTATCGATTCAAGTGTAACGTTTAATAATGGAGATTTCGGCAATGACACAAAACAGCAAAGAGATTCCACAGGTAACAGACAAGAGACACGTACGAAGACAAGTGTTAAGAACGGTGTTCCGTCTAGCGTTCCTACTAGTGAAATTATTCAAAAAGAAATGAATCTCAGAAAGACCAACTTTAAAACACAGGTGGTAACAGAGATTGCAAAAGAAATTAGTTTAGATATTTATTAATTCTTAAATTTTATATAAATGGAAATAAAGCAAATTTATACGCTTATTAATAGCGTTTCATCTGAGGTTTTGGGCAAAACCGATATGGTACAAGAAGACCTCGCAGGTATCGTTGATTTGGGCAATGAAATTTTTAATCAAAATGCCGTTGACAATTACGTTAAATCACTTGTAAACCATATCGGCAAAGTGGTTTTCGTAAACCGCCCTTACAGTGGCAAAGTTCCATCTGTTTTGATGGATGCGTGGGAATTTGGCAGCGTTTTGGAGAAAATCAGCGCAGACGTTCCACAGGCTGAGGAAAACGACACGTGGAATCTCACAGACGGTGCAGAGTACAAACAGGATATTTTCCACAAACCAACCGTTTCTGCTAAGTTCTTCAACTCAAAGGTAACTTTTGAAGTTCCTGTATCTATCACCGAAAGACAGGTTAAGGAATCTTTCAGCAGCGCAGCACAGTTGAACGGTTTTCTGTCTATGATTTATAACGCTGTTGAGAAATCAATGACGATTAAGACAGATGCTTTGGTAATGCGTACAATTAACAATATGATTGCAGAAACTTTGGAAGCAGATAAAGCCGCATTTGGTTTTGTTGCATCAACCAACGAAAACGTGGATTACAGTTCTGCTAGTACTGTTAGATGCGTAAACCTGTTGAAACTGTATAAAGATAAGACAGGCGCACATCTTACAGCAGACGCAGCAATTACCACACCCGATTTTATCCGTTTTGCAGCATATACAATGGGCTTGTACTCAGACCGTTTGCAGACCATTTCCACCCTGTTTAACGTAGGTGGTAAGGAACGTTTCACACCAAAGGACGTTTTGCACACAGTTCTTTTGTCAGATTTCGCAGCAGCTGCAAAGACCTATCTGTATGCGGACACGTTCCACGATGAGAACGTTCTGTTACCAAAGGCTGAGACCGTGGCAAGTTGGCAAGCTACAGGCCAAGACTATGCCTTTGAAGACGTTTCAAAGATTGATGTGAAGAGTGCAAGCGGTGCAAGCGTTTCTATTAGTGGTGTGCTCGGTGTGATGTTTGACCGTGACGCTTTGGGTGTTACTAATTTGGATAAGCGAGTGACAACCAACTATAACGCAAAGGCTGAGTTTTTCAATAACTATTACAAGTTCGATGCCGGTTACTTTAACGACACAAATGAGAACTTTGTAGTCTTCTTTATTGCCTAATTTGGGTTGTTTAACTGTTGAGGGTGTTTTCCTGTAGTTGATAGCACAGGAAACACCCTTTTAAACTTTAAAGGTATGGTTAAAATTAAGACATTCAATTATGACGGTAAACCAAACGAAGTAAACAAGACCTTACAGGCAAACGAAGAGTACACGGGCGTATTGAATACAACGTTTAACGTTTTATCACCTGTAGTACGTTTCAGAACTCGCACGCCTGTAACTTTCAATTACGTTTACATCGAAAGTTTGAACCGTTATTATTTCGTTTCTGAGGAACAACAAGACGGTGATATTTGCACAGTTCGTTTGCGTGTTGATGTTCTGTTTACTTATAAGGATATTATATTAAACAGTACTGCAACGTTAACGAAAAGTGAAAACGGTAACAAATATCTTTCAAACCGTACAAACGTTGTGGACGTTCGCCCGAATATCAGAAAACTAGATTTTCCGAATAGGGGGTTGTTAAACGAAACAGGTAGTATTATTATGGTAACTATTAAAGGTAACGTTTAATTATGGCAAATTTATTAACTTATGATATATCGGGTTTAACGGGTCACGTTACAATTACCGACAAACAGGGAACGGATTCACACCATTTTATCGTAACAGTAACGGGCAACGGTGACGGTACGTTTACAGATTTAAAAGCTAGTTATACAAATTGGGACGGTGATAGGATTAAAGTCCCGTTTAACGTTTCGGGCAACGTTGGTACACTTACGGTTTATTGCTCTAGAGGTGAAAAAATTTCTATAACAGGTGAATTTATTTCGGGGGTAAAGGAACTACAAATAACTAACAATATCGCAAACACAACTGCAAAAGCGGTGGCAAGTGAAACAAATTACACCGTGACAGTTAAGGGAACGGCACAGGGAATGTTTAACGGTACGCCTACAATAACATACGGTGGTGAAACTTACGAAATGACCGTAACAAACCGAACTGCAACAATCCTTGTGCCTATTTCAATTGATTCGGTTATTATAAACGGTGAGTATCTTTTGGGCGATTTCGTTGAAGTTGATTACAGTTTGACAAATTGCGAAATTGTTGGTGAAAAGCCTGTAAAGGTGAAGACGGGGCAAAGTTACACGTTTAATTTCAAAGCAAACCCGAATGCAGAATTAACAGAGATACAGGCAAATTTTATAGATGATAACGGAGACGCTATTATAAGTGACGGCACAATTTCAGAAAATAAGCAAACGGGAACGGTAACGATTAATTTAACATCGGGTGCGTCACAGTTTACAGTTTATGCAAATGCCGATGTAGTGCAACCGCCAACGATTAAAAATTACGGTGCAATAAACGTTTATGTAGTTACGTTGGAAAACTTAGACGAATTTTCAAAGAAACGTTTCTTTAAGCCAACGGGCGAAAGTGACACGGGCACAACTTATTCAGAAGTGAATTTGGGTGAATATGTAAACCGTATCAAAAGAATATTTGCAACCGTACCTGTAGGCGGTGATGATGTTTTGAAATGCGGTAACTACAACACAGGGATAAAGGTTAAATATCCCGATAGTGATGTTATGTTACTAGATTTCGGTGACGTTGAACTAATAGGGGTAAATGGGAACAATGAAGACTATAACGCACAGATACAAATGTTTATCCCGTGCCGTGGCGTTGTTTCTATTGATAGTAATTACATCGGTAAAACGGTTAATTTGTCTATCAAAGTTAACGTTATTACGGGTGATGCAGTGGCGTTGTTGTCGTGTGATGGTGTAACGTTCCAAATTGAAAGTTTTTCTTTGTCACGTGATGTTATTTACCGTTTGGGCACAAATTTAAACGTTGTTGGCGGTGAACAATGGAATGAACAAATTTTGTACGGTTTAGAACCTTATGTTATTATCACGCAGAACACTACAGTAAATAAGCCTGTGAACAATACACAGGAATCCGTAACAATCGGGGACGTAACAGGCTATGCACAGTTTGAAAACGTAGATTTGAACACGGTTAATTTGTTGGTAGATGAGTATAACACCATTATTTCAGAACTTGAAAACGGTGTTTATCTATAAAAGAAAGGGACGGTAATAAATGCCGCCCCTTTTTTCTTATTTGCTGTAAAATTCGTTCATTAAACCTTTCTTGCAAAGGAAATCAAAACATCTGTTTTTGATACCCATTTCGGTATCTAAACAGTTAGAAAGATATTCAATTACTTTCTGCTGTGCCTGTAGCGTATCGATTACAGAGTTAAGCAATAAACCGTTATTGCCTGTAGTGTTTTCTGCTACAAACTTTAAATTGTCGATGGAAACTGAAATAGAATTCTGTAAAACCTTAAAACCTTTTTGCATAACTTATTTCTTTTCTAAGTTCATAATAATCTGTTGACGTGGTTTGCCGTTACGTGGTGCAACCGAAACGTGATACCAAAAACTTTTAGAACCTTTGCGATGTTCTTTAATAAGTTGGTCGAAACCGCCTGTCTCTCGCAGAACCTTTCCCAAATATTCCATATCAGCACAAATCAAATCAGCGGCTAAACCCTTTTGGTGTTGACTGTTAGAAACACCCCCTACAGCCTTATTTAACACAGGGCAACGGAAACCGCTATTAATTAAGATAGGTTTACCCAACTTTTCACGAATTGTGTCTAAATAATCGGCTAAACGGTTTAAGTTGTCGACTACTTCAAATGTAGGGGTGTTGTCTATACCCAAACGTTTTGCGGTTGCTGATTTGATAAACTCGGACAATGTAAAATACTTAATTCTTTTCATATCATTATTATTTAGTTGAAATTATAAACCACTTTCTACTGTCTTTGTGTGTCGGAAAACGACCCTTTACAGTTATCGAACAATCACCCTGTAAGTAATCAATTTTGTTATTGAAGAATTCGCTTACTTTGTCAGAACGAACCATAAAAACCGTTTCTTTGTCGGTTTTTGCCAATGTAATCTTAAAATATGAATGTTCCATATATCATTTATTTTATGCCTGTAAGGGGTGAACCTTACAGGCGGTTAAACTTATTTTTCAATACCTAAAATGCAATATCCAACTGCTAATAAGCTAGTTATAACATTTTCTTTTTGGCTATCTTTTACGGTCATTTGACCTTTGCCGTTAACACCGATAAATTTAATTGTAATCATAACCTTTATATTTTATTGTTTAACTTTGTTTCTTATTTCTGCTACAAAGGTACGACTTTTTCACGAAACCACCAAATTATTTTTGTTAAATAGTGTAAAAAATTAAATTTAAATCTTTTTAACATCTATGCACTTTTGTTCCACGTGAAACATTTTGTGACATCCACTTTGACACCGTTCCACGTGAAACATTTTCTTTAAGAAAGTTTAACAGTGTTAAAGAATGGTAATTGTGGCACACAGCAAAAACCGTGCCAAAGTGTGTTAGCAACTGTTAAATATGTGTTGGGAAATGTTAAAATGGGGTGCTTTGTGTACCTTTGTAGCAGAAATAAGA